CCCAGTCCGGGTGCTTGGCTTTGGTGTCTCCGTTCAGGTTCTCGTCGAGAGGCAGGCAGAGGATCCCGCCCTTTTCTCCGTCTTTCCTTGGCGTCAGGTCAATGCCAAACTTGCGGAGCTTCTCGCGGGTGTCGTCCTTTTGTTCTTCCTGCTTCACCTCTATGACTTCCACCTGATCGAGCTCCAGACAGAACACGCCCTCCGGTTCCCATTTTTTCGCCCGCCATACCTCCGCGAAGGTTTCCAGCGTGTCGTAGCAGCAGAGCCCAGCCTCCGTTTCGGTGACGAACATTGTCTCCATGACGGCCTCGTCGTCGGCGTCGTCCCAGCCGTAGAGGTGCCAGCTGTCGTAGTTGTCATAGTCCCACTGGGAGAAGTAGAGCACATGGCCGTCAATCGGCCAGCCCGTTCCGGTCACTTTTCCGGTGATGATTTTCGGTTTATATCCCATTTTGCGTCCTCCTTAAAAAATTGTATTCATGCAGATAATGAGCGCGATCACGGCCGTGAAGGCGAGCACGATCGACTTGTGGCGCTGGTTGTCCTTTTCACCCAGAACGCCGAGCAGCAGCACCGCGGCCACGACGCCCAGCAGAATGTTGAGTGCGATCATTTCCTTTTGTCCTCCTTTTCTTTATACATTTTGCAAGCCCATTTTCTCCAGCTTTCCGGCTCTTTCATTCCCATACGGGCGTATGCTCTCTCGAAAAAGTCGTCGCACCTCTTTTGACTTGCGCATGTGTCGCACGTCCGGCGCGTGCTTGTCTGTGGTGAGGCTTTCGGCTCCGATTGGGATATTCTTTGCCACGTCCACGTCTGTGCCGGGGTTATATACTATATGCCAGACATTCACGAGTTCAGCGGTAGCTATAATAGCGCCGAGCGGCACCTCGTCGAGTTGATCCAGAGCTTCGCGGACTTCCTGCGGGAGCGTCCGGGGTTCTTTGGCTGCTGCATGAATAGCGATCGGCCCGCGGTATTTTGTGGGCCAGCTTCTTGTCTCATATTTCTTAGTACCGCAGGCTATGAGAGAAGCCCACGGCTGCCATATTGTGATTGCTTTCATATTTTCACTTCCTTAATAAAAGCATTTGCTTTTTATGCTTTTATTTGCTTTCTTTTGCTTTGATATGCTTTTTAGATTTTGGGAGGGTTTGAGGCCCTCCCGTGCTTCTTATGCAATAATGGTGATCTGCTCGCGGTTTGGTATATCTTTCAGCGCTTCGGTGAGGTATTTTTTCACATTCTCGACGGCCTGAGACTTCCAGAGCCCGCCGTCTGCTGCCACGAGCTTGAATACCGGAGCGCCGCCCCTGCCTTCGCTGATCCTGAATATGAAGTCGCTCGCGGGCTGCTCCACCTCCAGAAATGTGCGGTAGGGGATCAGGTTGACCGGGTTCGGCACCAGCACGTTCTCCTTCGTAGTGATCCCGGTTTTCATGGTTGCCTGCTGGGTGACGCCGTTGTCTGAATATGCCTGCTCCTGCGTGTTGGTGATATTGCTCGCCAGAATGGTGACGGCTTCGCGGTCGTCGCTTGCCATAAAGCACGATTGCATGGACACGAGAAAACTCTCCTGATCGTACTCCCGGCCGTATTCAAACTGAGGCAGCAGGGCGTTGACTTCGAACAGTGTTTCGCGATCCCGCTCCGGCAGCAGTCCAGAATAGAGCAGCACCTCGGTGGCGCTTATTACCTGAATAATCATGCGATCCCGCAGTTCTTCCCGGCTTTCTTTTATGTAGTCCACCAGAGAGGTGAGGGTGGTCGCCTTGATCGGTTTCGCCTTGTCCGCTGCGTCGTAGCGCCTTAAATCCTTTGTGCAGTAGGTTCTTCCATTGATCTGCACGACTTCGGGCTTTTCTGCCTTTACTGCCAGTCCCGTGATAAAAGCGATTGCTTCCTTGATACCTTCCATGTGTTTGTCCTCCTTTTTTATGCTTGTGCGGCTCTTTGGCCGATTGCAACTATTTTTTTCTGATCGTCTACCGGGTGCCCGTCTTTTAATACTTCCCCGGTGTCAGGATCAAAGTCTCTGCCAGGCACGAGATCGCCTGCTGCCGCTTCGGCCTTTTCAGGCTCCGGCTTTTTCTTTCTGTTTTTGAGATCCAGCGGCTTTCCGGTGGGCTCCGGTTCGGCTGCTTCCTGCTCCTTGGTTCCTGCTGCCGCCTCGGCCGCTTTGTCCTGCTGGGCGTCGCCTGCTGCCGGTTCCGGCTTTTCCTGCGGCTGGGTGAGATCAGAGAAGCTCATTTGTCCCCGGATCTGTCCGTCATACTCCGCGATCTCCAGCTGGCCGGTTCTCATGTTTACGCCCATAATCATTTGAGTGTCGATCGCCTCGGTGGCGGCCAGCTTGGTTGTGACGGCGATCTGGGTGTTGACGAGCTGGCGGGTTTTGTTCGGTGCAAATTTGATTGTGACATTGATCTGCCGCTTGGTGGTGGCCTCGGTGTTCGGGTTCTGGATATTGTCGGCCACCTGAATGAGCGCCTCGTTGAGCTTCTCGGCGAAGGCACCACCGGCCAGCGCTTCGAGGTTGATCTTTGCCTCGGTTTTCTGTTTCTTCATGTCTGGGATCCCTCCTTTTAATTTAATTCGTCTAAATATTCTTTGTAGGTTTCAGCCTCCTGCTTGATACTTTCCAGCAGGGAAATAATATCCTTGAAACTTTCCGCTTTTCCGCTTTTGTAGGCTTTTAGGCGTCTTTCGGTTAATTCCTCCGCTATGGAAATGATTTCAAGCTCATATTCGAGGCAGTCGTCGTGTATGGTTGCCAGTCCGTTCATGCGCCCTCCGCTGCCGTCCAGACGATTGCGGAGCGTCCCGTCACGCTGCACACCCGTTTCCCGGCGTTCTTTGCCTTGCCTGCTGCCTGCGCTTTGGTGAGGATCGGGCCCACGTCGCTGCGGCTCACCTGCTGCCCCCGATCGGAGAGAGTGGCCGCGATCTCGTTTGCAGTCATTGACTCGCCCTTAATGAGATCCAGCACCATGTCCCGGAGGCTCTGGCCCATGTCTTTGCTGCGCCAGATAACGACGGCAGAGGGGAAGGGCGCGGAGTCCTTCGCGTTTCCGTCCTCGTCTGTAAATTTGAGCCGCCCCCGCAGGAAGCGGATCTCGTCTGCTTTCCCGTGCAGTATGTAGTCGTGGAAATATGAGGTGTCCGTTCTGGACGGTATGAGCATAACCACGACGGTGCCGGGCTTCTGGCTTTCCTCGTAGCCCTTTTTCACCCACTCGGCGATATTGCGTCCATATGGAGGATTGCAGAACACGCAAGATCCCCCCCAGCTTTCCTTTAGGCCGTCGTCGGCCGGTGTGAAATATCTCGCGCACTTGGCGCTTTTATCGGTGGCGGCCGGATCCAGATTAAAATGAAACTCTTGATCCAGTTCTGCGAAAAAGTCGGCCGGTGTACACCAGTCCAGCTTTTTGCTGCTTAACAATGCTTCATTCATTTGTTTGATCTCCTTTCTGTTCAATGTCTGGAGCGTCAAGTTCCACGCCTTCCAGCAGTTTGAGCACTCCGGCGATATATTCGACGCGGAAGGGTTCAAGCTCTGCCTGCGTCATGTACTTATGGCCGTACCGACTTTTCATGTCCCGCCATATTTCCCACGGCACCCGGTAGAAGTCTTGCAGCTCGAAGCTCACCATGATGAAGGCGGCAGCTCCGAGGCGGTGGTGCTCTGTCAGGCTGTCGATCTGCTCCTTGGTCAGCCGTCCATATTCGATCCGGTCGCCGTCCGTATGCTTTGCCTCAAATACGACGGCCCGGCCTCCGGTCAGCGTCCCCTTAAAATCAGGCTGCCCCGCTTTGGTATAGCAGGCAAGAAACTGGCCCATGCGGTTAGGCGGCCGGAGAGGGCGCATAGGCTCCGGCGTCTTTTCAATGAAGGCCACGCCCTTGTCTTTGTACCAGTTCAGGCTTGCAGAGATCAGGTTCTCGAAGTGTTCCCCGGCCCGTTTGCTCTGGAGCCCGCGCTGGCTGCGCTGCACATTGGAGAGGGCGGTGGCAGCAGTCGGATCCCGGTAGCCCTCGCTGTTTTTTCCGGGCACCGTGTCCCAGCTCATTGATCTGCCTCCATGGTTATGTCGTGGCCGGGGTGCTTCCTGAGCTCGTTTGCCAGTTCTATGACAGCCTCGCCGGGTATTTGAACGGTGGTAGACTCCACGACGGAGATCCCGCTCATTGTGCCGACGTGGCAGGGAAGGACGATCAGCGCGTCGCCCAGCTCGGTGTCCGGCGTTTCGCTTCCTGCGCTCTGGTATGCCTCCGCTGCGTCCCGGACGAGGATCCCGTGTTCCTTCGCGTATTCGATCTCGGCCTTCATGCCTTCGCTTGGATTGTCCATGCCGTACACCCAGAGCTCTGAGCATATCCCCAAAAGGGAGATCCCCAGTTCCATGCCGAGGGCCCGCTCCTTCGGGTTTGTGTCGTCCGTGAATTGCGTACAATAGACATGCGGCGCGATCGGCACCACGTCAGGGAAAAGCTCGACGACTTCCCGGCAGTAGCCCTGCGCTTTGGTGATGTTCTTTTCCATATCTCCCCGGCACGGGGAGCAGATATAAATAAACCGTTTTCTCATGGTGTTGCTCCTTTCATTCCATAAAGTCAAATATTGATAGTTGGCTGTCCTCGGCCTCAATGCGTCGGCAGGAAATATCGAAGTATTTCAGCTCCAGCTCTATGCCGATAAAATGGCAGCCTTCCCGGATTGCAGCCACACCGGTGCTCCCGCTTCCCATGAACGGATCCAGCACCGTGCCGCCTTTGTTTACGCTGTTATGTATGCAGCGGGCCATGAGTGCGACCGGCTTTGGTGTCGGGTGTTCTCCAGCCGGATCCCGCGATACTCGCCAGAGGTTTGAGGGCCTGCCGTCTTTGAGCTTGTGCCTGCCTTTATGTGCAAACAAAATGAGCTCGCATTGGTTCGCGTAGTCCCCGGTCAAGTCGCCGCTTGTCCAGTTTCCCTTGTCCCATATAATCGGAGTTTTTAAGATTGCCCCGGCGTCAATGAGCGCCTGCTGCCACATTGGTGCTACATCAAAACGGGTGCAGAGATAGATCGCCCCGGTATTTTCGACAACTTCATACATGAGCGGCACGCTCCAAAGCGGGGCTTTGCTATCATTTGCCAGCATGTCTGGCGTGTCCATTACCTTGCGCCGCCCGGTCTGATATGAGATCCCATACGGGGGATCCGTCACTATGGCCGCCACCCCCCCGCGAGCTCTGGCAGGATCTCCCGGCAGTCTCCGCAGTAGAGCGTAGCCTTTCTAAAATGTTCTACCCGCATGTTATCGCCTCCTTGATCCTCTGTTCACTCATGGTGCAGTATTCCGGGTTTATGTCTATTCCGATAAAGTCCCGGCCTTCCTGAATTGCCACCGCTCCAGTAGTCCCGCTCCCGCAGAACGGATCCAAAATGGTGTCGCCGGGCCTGCTGCCAGCCAGGACACACGGCCGCACCAGTTCCTCTGGAAATGTGGCGAAGTGTGCGCCCTTGTAGGGCCTTGTGGCGATTGTCCAGACGGTGCGCCGGTTTCGCTTTCCGGTTTCGTTCGGCGTGAGGCCGTGGCTGTCTCTTTCCACACTGGCGCTGTTTTCTGCCGCCTGATCGTGTGTGTATGCGTTGCCGCCTCTGAATGTCTTGGTATTGCCCCGGCGTCTGGCGTTCGGGTTTTCGCTTCCCGGAAAACCTGCTGCCGGTTCCTTGATTGCTTCGGCGTTGTAGAAGTAGTCTGGGCTCTTGCTTAACAAAAAAATATACTCGTGGGCCCTTGTCGGTCTGTCCTTTGCACTTTCCGGCATAGTGTTGGGCTTGTGCCAGATTATATCGGCCCGCAGGTGCCAGCCGTCCGATCGTAGCGCGAAGGCCAGAAGCCACGGGATTCCGTTCAGATCCTTGCGCTTGACTTCACCTGCTGCCGCTTTGCCTGCGTAGCTGTCGCCGATATTCAGCCAGAGGGTGCCGTCGTCTTTTAAGACTCTACGCACTTCCCTGAATACTTCTACCAGCCGCCAGGTGTATTCCTCCGGCGTTTCTTCGAGCCCGATCTGCCCGGCTTCTCCGTAGTTTCTCAGCCCATAGTAGGGCGGTGAGGTCACGCATGTGCTGCAGCAGCCAGACGGCAGCAGGCGCAGCGCTTCGGTGGCTTCTCCGGTTATAATTTGCATTAGCTTTTCACCTCCCCGTCTGTGAGTTCCAGCGGCGCGTCTGCCGCTTCCAGAGCCCTGCGGCTCCAGCCGTATGTGATCCGGTTCATGGTGTCGTCGTGTTCCCTGCGGGCCTGCTCACGGTCAGCGAGTAGGTGCTGGCCCTTGTCAGGAATAGCAGAGGCCACGGCGTCGATCTGCGAGGTGAGCCCCTCCGGTGTCATGGCCCGCTGTTTCTCCCGCTCGTACATTGGCTTGTAAATGTCCATGAAGGCCACGCGATCCATGCCGGGCTTGCCGCCTCGGTAACAACTCCGGTGCATTTCGTAGAGGTTGCAGTACCCGATCGCCTCAACGGCACGGGCCGCCAGTGGTGGGAGCTGCTGGTGCAGGTCGCCGTGATTGTTTTCCCCGGCCGTGTACAGAAGGTCACTGACTGCGAGCCACGCCCGATCCGGCTCTATGAGGTCAGGGTGCATAAGCTCCAGCATGAGCTCCCGGATCTCTGCCACACTGGGCGGCCATTTGTTTGTTGCTATGTGTTTATTCAGGGCCAGCGCCACGATCCGGCCGTCGTCCGATTGAAACATTGAGGCCCAGAGGTTCACTGTGGCGGTGACTGCTGCCTCGTCTCTGAATTTGTCATAATTGGGGTAGGCCGTGACGACGATCGCCACCAGCTTTGCCGCGTCTGCTTTAGTCAAAAACGCCGCCTCCTTCCTCGTCTGCGATAATACCGGCGAGCACGTCCATGGTGGAGGGCTTGCCCCCGGTCTGGCTTTGCGTGGTTCCTGATCTGGGCTTGCTGCCGCTGTCGTATTTCCCTTCCAGCACTTTGCTCATGTTTGTGGGGCGGATCAGCCAGTCGAAGTCGGCCGTCCACGCCCGGTCGTTTTCACCTTTCAGGAAGTCCGACGCCTCGGCCTTCTCGAATAGCTCCCGGAAGGTGTCGAGGGACTTGTATTTTTTCCAGCGTGCCGCGATCTGCTTCTCCCGGTTTCCTTCGACGGCCCTCAGCTTTGGGTAGCTGGTACAGATTGAGTGGTAAAGCTCCACGATTTTTGAATACGGGACGGGATCCTGCTGGCCCCCTTTCAGGGGGTAGGGGGTAGAGCTTTCTTTCCCTTTCTCTGTGTCTGTCTCTGTTACTGTCTCTGTATCAGTCTCTTTCTCTGTATCACCTTTTTTTGCTTCGGTTTGCTTTTCAGAATAAGCATTTGCTTTTTTTGCTTTGTCCTGCTTTCCGGTTTCTTTCTTAGGCCGCCCGCCCTGCTTGCCTGCTTCGCTGCGTTTCCGGCAGGTATCAGCATACTTCTGGGCGTCTCTGTCCATTTGCCCGGTGATGAAGGAAAAAGCCATAAAGGCCATACCGTCCAGATCCTCCGGCATGTCTCCACGCTCCCCATAGTTCAGCAGAGCCATGAGCAGCTTTCCGCGTTCTGCGTCGCTTAAAAGTGAGAGGTGTTTCCGGTAGTCGTAATACAACAAAAAGCCTTTTTTTGAGTCCTGCGCCATAACCCTGCCTCCTTTCTGTTATGTGGGGCTGCTCCCGTCATAGTCCCCGGTGCCTCCTTGGCCGCTGTCGGCAAAATAGAGGCGGGAGGCGTTGACTTCTACGACTTTGTGGGTTTTTCCGTCGTTGCCGGTATATTTCCGGGTGGTGATCCGGCCTTCGACTACGATCTGGCGGCCCTTGGTGAGATAGCGCCCGGCAAACTCGGCCTGCTTGTCCCAGCATGTGATCGGGATATAGTCGGGCGGGGTGTTCTTGTCTTTGCTCGGCACCTGCACGGCGAGGTCGAAGCTCGCCACGGGTACGCCGCTTTGGGTGTATCTGATTTCCGGTTCCTGAGCCAGACGGCCCAGAAGCCCTACATGGTTAAACATTTGAGTTTCCTCCTTGTCCTTGCTGTTTCTTTACGGCGTCCAGCCGGTTGCAGATTTCATCATACTGGGCGCGTGTCAGGTTGTGCGGATCCTGCTGTCTGTACCGCGTGGCTATATCCTCATTGATCTGCGCCTGCGTGATCCCGGCGTCCTCACCTTTTCGGTACATGCGGGAGAGCTGCGCGTCAGTTAGAGGGCGTGAAGCGCCTGTGTGCCCGTTCTGGGTGTTCTGCTGCTGCGGCTGGGTATTTCTGCCCGCGGCACCGTTTTGAGGCGCTGCGGGGCGATTTGCGGCCGGTGGCGGCGCTGTCTGCCCGCGGTCGGTCAGGTCTGGATCGTCGTCTCCCTGATCTATGCCGAACTTTTCAAAGAGATAGTATTTGAGGCAGTACGTCCACGCGGATCCTTTTGCTTTGTCCGGCCCGCCGTCATTGGTTCCGATCGCGTGCAGAGTTACCTCCAGAATGTCCTCTGGATCGTCTGCGTTCGTCCAGCGGATTGTCAGGTCTGCCTCATACACCCACACGATCAGCCCGCCCCTCTGGGTGTTCTGCTGAAAATGTGAGTAGTAGACGGGATCGCCGTTTTCGGCGTGTCTGGTGGCTTTTTCGGCCACAATGTCGAAGTTGACGCCGTACTGGTTCATAGCCGGGGTGAGAAGCTCGTAAACGTCGAAAATCTTTGCAAATTTATACTTTACGCCCTCCGAGTGCTGGCGCTGCGTGATTGCAGGCACGGCCTCCCGGAGCTTGACAAACTTCTCTTGCAGGCTCATGGCCTCCCGCGGCGGTGTTTCTGCGCTTTGCGGCTGTGCGTCAGCCTTTGGACTTCCTGCCATGGTCTACCTCCTTTGGTTGATGGTTTCTTTCAGCGGTTAATGTCTTTGAAAAACTTATGGTTGTTAATTGTCATTACATACGCCTGCGACTCGTGCCAGCTGCTTTCTATAAGCTCCGGCGCGTAGAAGTACCGGATCGGCTCGCTGGTTGCAACGTGTCCGAAGTCAAACACGGCCTCCACGGCTTCCAGAGCTTCGGCGGTAGGATCCGGCCGCCTTTTGCTGTATTTATACTTTTCCAGAACCTCGGACGGGCGGATCCTCTCGTCCTCACATGTCTGGAGTATGCACTGGGCCACGGCTACCTTGCCAGCGAAGGGCTCGCCTGCGGCTTCTGCGGTGATTACTTGCGCAATCTCCAGCCGCTCGTCGTCGGTGAGAGTGTAGCGCTTTTCGTAACCGGACTCTTTCGCCCATGCGTCTGTTAGGTGTTCCCAGTCTACCGGGTGGCCGTCGCCGTCCTTGAATATGTACGTCTGCGGCTTGTCCTCCGGTTCTATGGTGATTTCCGGTGGCCTTGAAGGCTCCGGCGTATATGCTGCGGTGGTGTCACTTCCATTCGAGGAATAGATCAGCCAGTGCAGCAGGAAAAGCACGCCCAGTCCAGCCAGGACGGCCAGCGCCAAAACAAGCGCATGTTTCCATTTTCTCCGCTTGAAAAATAGAGAGAAGCGGTGTAAAATGGTTTTAGGCTTTCGGCGGCTTGCGCGATAGCCTGCGGAGCGGCTTCTCATTCGCGGTGGGTGCCGCTCTATTTTCGTGTTAATCATTTCTTTGTTCATTTCCTCCTTTTCTTCATCAGGGCCGGTAGTGTGCAGCTTGGCGGCTGCATGTATTTGTTGAAACGCTGCGGCCAGTAGCTCACTTTTTCGATCCTCTGTCCACCGACTCCGTACTTCGGGTTGTAGCCGAAGGTGTTCACATATTTCAGAAGATCGGGCCGCTCGTCGTCCATGGCTCTGCATACCTCAAAAAGTGCCTTCACGTCGTCGATCGCCCGGTGGGTGTTCTTTACCTTGTCCCCCAGATTGTAGGCCGCGATCGCGTTCTCCAGTTTGTGTGGGTAGTCCCTCCGGTCTTTGTACACCGTCAGGCTGTCCAGATAGTCGCAGTCTTTCAAAAGTTGCAGCGCGTCGTCTCCATACCGGCCGAGCATTTCCTGAGTGAATGAAAGATCAAATTGTGCATTGTGGGCCACCAGAAGGACGGGCCCGCAGGTCAAAAACTCGAAGGCGAAGGCTGCTGCAGCGTTGTATTCAGTCACGCCGCTGGCTTCCAGCTGTTCGTCCGTGATCCCGGTCAGCTCTGTGATCTTTTCGGGGATCCGCTGTCCGTCTGGCAGTTTTATGAGCATGTCAGCGCGGCCCGCTGTGTAGAGGGTGCCGTCACCTGCCCGCTCGATCCTGATTGCTGCCAGCTCTATGATCCGGCAGGTTTTGGCGTCGAGGCCGGTTGTCTCCACGTCGAAGAACACGACGGCCTTATATTTCCTGAATACTTCCCGGAGATTATTCACGATCGGCGGCCTCCTTTCCGAGTGTCAGTGTCAGTGAAGTGGTGGCGGCGAGCTTTAGCTGCTCCATGCCGCGCCTCATGGCCTCGGCTGCTATGTTGATCTGCGCCAGCTGTGAGGCAATCGGGATCGCCACTTTGATTTCTGCCTCGCTGGCATTGTAGGCCAGACTTTGGAAGCTGAGCGCGTCCTGCCCGCCTGCGGCTGTGTATATGTCTGTCAGTACCTTGGCAAGTGTCAGCCGGATCATGCCCGGCAGCGTGTCAGGAAGGGGGAAGGGCCAGTCCTTTGTGATATCCGTCATGGTGTCTTTATGCTCCAGTTTTTCGGCGTTAGCCTTGATCTCATTCTTGATTTCCTGCGGCGCGTCGCTCAGATCGGCGGCTTCGTCGTCCAGATCGTCCAGAGATCCAGAGTCGCCAGAGTATCGAATTAAAGCGGAGCGGAAGCCCACGCTCGTGCCGACATCCGCGCGGGAGCCGCCGCCGTCGAAGTAGAACACACCAGCGCTC